CAAAAGATGTTATAACATTATTCACCCCAGGAGAAGAAATCGAGTTATGTGTTATAACATTAGAAGAAAAAGCAGAGGAAGTTATAACAAAACAGCCCGAAAACGTTATAACAACTCCTCAAGAAGAGGATAAGGTTATAACAAAGAAAAGATTGGTATTTAATGAGAAAAAAGGGATTTACGAACCAGCATGAAAATCCCAGTTCCCAGGCACATAGCCCCGGCGTTTGAGCCAATGGGAATGTGGAAGAGAGTATTTATGCCATCTTCAAAAACATACCAAGGTTCGGGAAATGGAAGGAGTGTCTGCGATATCTGCAAAAAGAGCTACGAATTTCGGCTCAAGGTAAATTACGAAGATAGAATATGCAAGCATGATTTATGACGAAAATCTCCAGAAATTTATCGGCTGGAAACCGCATAAAAACCAGCAAAAGATATTGGATTGTTACAAGGGCGGAGCGGAAAAGATTGTCATCGCTGCAGGGGTAAGATGGGGGAAATCGAGCGTATCCGCGTATATAGCTCTTAAAACTTTTTTGGAAGGAATTGAGGCGATAAAAGAAAGAAAACGGGACAGCGTAAAGATTTGGATTGTTGCTCCCACATACGAGCTTACCCAGAAGGTGTTTTCGTACATTGTAAAGTGGTACTTGCTTGTTGATCCTGACGCATCCAACAGAATTTCTTATAGGCCCATACCGCAGATTAAGGTGTCGGAAGGGATATGGATTCAGGGGAAGTCCGCGACAGAACCACATTCTTTGTTAGGAGAAGAATTGGACTTGGTTGTGTTCGATGAAGCCGCAATTACCACAAAAGACATATGGGAGACGTATTTGTCCGCTCGCCTCATTTCGCGGGATGGAAAGATAATCTTCATATCCACTCCGTTCGGGCAGAACTGGTTTTGGAGAGAGTACGAGAAAGCGAAGTTGCAAGGTTCGGCTTTTAATTTTACGACATTGGATAACCCTACGATAGAGAATCCTGCAAGAGTAAAGGAATTGGAGAAAGAACTCCCTTCGCAGGTGTACAAACAGAACTACCTTGCTTCTTTCTTGCCTGATGCCGCATCGGTGTTCTCCACGGTGCATGAGATTGTGAAAGACGATTCCCTGGCGGATGTGAAAAAAGACCATAAATATGTGATGGGGGTGGACGTAGGGAAGCATGAGGATTACATGGCTCTCTGCGTGATAGACGCTTTCAACAACAACGTGGTGTATGCGGAACGCTCCAAGGATATTTTGTACAATTTGCAAAAGCCAAGAATCAAAGGGGTGGCACAGAGGTACAACAACGCAAGGATTATCATTGATTCTACCGCAGTGGGAGAGCCCATATGTGATGATTTGATGAGAGAAGGGCTGTTCGTCATCACCGATTACAAGTTTTCTGGGAAATCCAAAGCGGCGTTAGTTGAGAAAGGGATTGTGTTCATTGAACAGAAAAAAGTATTCATCCCCCCAGACGAGATTTCGGGAGTCCCTCTGGTAATGGAATTGTCTGCGTATGGGTATAACTTGACGGATAGCGGGAACGTAACGTATGGGGCTCCTCACGGATTGCATGACGACATGGCTACCGCTTTCTTGCTTGCAGTATGGGGACTTCATGGGAAAGCTACGGTTAAGAGTCCGCTCCAAAGACAGCTTGAAAAAGTAAATCGGACGACAGTGGAAAGTTTCATCTAAATGGCTGAAATTTCAGAGACAATAAATAAGAAGCTGCAGATATATGACCAAGTTCAGGTTGAAACCAACCCTACTTTTGCACGCAAGCAACGGGACATTTTAGAGTTGATTGACTTTTACTGGATGAACCGATTTCGGGATTCGGGAAACGACAGTACGGGATTTAAAAAAGCGTTTTTCAACGTGATTACTCCTCCGACAGAAGTGTCGGCAAAGATGATTGATTTTGACACCAAAGATATCAGGATAATCGCCGAGGACGGACAAAGTTTTTATCCGGCATGGATGATGGGAAAAGACCTGAAAATCTGGATGAAAGACCAGAAAAACAGTACGGGGCAGAGATTCGGACAGTTTTTGAACCAAATTGTGTTAGTGTATCCAAAGTATGGGCACTTATTGGCGAAAAAAGCTAAGAATTCAGTCCATTTGGTGCCCATTAAGAACATACGGAACCAACCAGACGCTATTTCTATACTAGCTTCTGATTTAATTATTGAAGAACACAAGTACACTCCTTATCAGTTGCACCAACAGGGGTGGGACAAAGTGGAAAAAGTCATCGAGGAGTACGAAGACGAAGGATTTGTGAAAGTCTTGGAGTGCCACGGAGATGTAGGCTCTTCCTACAACTACTATATCTTACCAGAAGGCGGAAAAGATAAGGACATAATGTTTTTTGACAACATAAACCGAGAAGATTTGTACAAAGAAGTGAAATGGGACAACATTCCAGGACGTGCTATGGGCAGGGGGCAGCCAGAGCGCTTGTTTGAGGCGCAAATAGCCAAGAACCAGCAAGAATACTGGATGAGAAGCGGTCAGAGATGGTCTTCAAAGCACATTTTCCAGACAAAAGACGATACTACGGCTCGAAACCTTATTAACCAGATAGAAAATGGAGAAGTTTTGACTGTATTATCGGAAATCACACCAATTTCGGTAGAAGAGCGTAATCTGCCTGCCTATAACTGGTTGGACAACAAATGGGACAAGCATATACAAGAGCTTACGTTTTCTTACAACCAGATGAAGGGAGAACGTCCGCCTGCGGGGACTCCTCTTGGCACATCAGTGTTGCAGACGAACCTTGCGACTCAATACTTCGACCTTAAAAGAGAGGAATTGGGAATGTTCTTAAAAGATATTCTCTATGATTGGGTTTTGCCAGAGTTCAAAAAGCAAAAAAAGAATGTGCATAGTTTGATGCTCCGTGGAGAGTTTGAAGAAGAAGAACTCGATAGGTTGAGAGGGTTATTATTGACGAATAGGACAAACAAATCAATCCTGAGATACATCGCCAACAATATGCGGATTCCTTCCGTACAGGAATCGGAACTGTTCAAATCTATCGAGAAAGAAAGTATCGGTAAATTAAAAGAAATTGAAATCCCAAAAGATTACTATAAGGATTTGAAGTACAAGATAGATATTATTTTGACGAATGAACAGATTGATGTTTCCGCTCGTCTCACAACGCTCCAGACGATACTGCAGATTATAGGTTCTAACCCAACGATTCTGCGGGAGCCGAGAACAAGAAAAGTCTTTTACAAGATGATTGATTTGGCAGGATTTTCTCCGATAGACTTTGAATCCCAGGATGTGCAGTCGCCGGAAGAAGCTATTGGAGGGATGGCAGAAATGGGAGGGTCTATAGCCCGTCCGCAACAAATGGCATCTTCATCACAAGCAACATTTCCAATGTCAGTATGAAGCTCACCAACAGTGAAGAAGATTTCTTAAAAGCACACAAGGAAACACTGTCTAAGATTTTTCGGGCAAGGATTGAGGAGTTGAAAGAAGATATGGTGTTGGAAGAAAAGCCAGAAGAGCGTGAAAAGATACGGGAGTTGGTTATAGAGTTCAAGAGATGGATTACGGATATTGGAATTATCACTAACGAAAAAGAGCCAATAAAAGACACGGGGATATAGGTCGATAACAAATCAAACAATTATTATGGAATATCCAACAAAAGGTGGTTATGAATTTAACACATTCGCTACCACTGCGGTAACGCTTTCAACAACTTCTTCTGGCACAATTTTAGCCGCAAATTCTACTAGGATTTATGCCAGAGTTACAAATCCAGATTCAAGTACAAGGTCAAGATTGACTATATGGCTTGGAGAACCAGCATTTAAGACATCGGGAATTTTTCTGGATAGAGGTCAGTCTTGGGAAACGGACAGAGAAAGGCTTTGGAGAGGTTCTATCACGGGGATTAACAACACGGTGACAGCTATCAAGGTAATAGTTACGGAAGGTTATACCGCATAATATGCCAGAAGCCTTTGAGAAGTGTGCAAATAGGGGGGGTCGCATAAGAACAAAAACTCTCGGAAAAGGGAAGTATATGCATATCTGCTTTATGGGAGGGAAGAGTTTCGCCGGCGAAGTGAAAACTAAAAAAAGAGTATTTAAGAAGGTGTAATATGTCAAAACATTCATACCCAAAACCAAAGAAGAAAAAGAAATGACAATCCGTGAATATAAAGAGTTGAAGCGGCAGATTGATAAAATCCTTCAGAAGATGGAGGAGGAGGCTTTGGAACAGGGGATAGTGATTGCTTCTCAAGAGTTCCAGGATTTTCTGCAACAGGCGAGAGTAGAACTTTTGAACCGCAGAGGAATTAGTGTAGAGGAATTTGAGAGTTTTGAGGGTGAAAGAAAGCGCGAGAAGAAAGAAAAGTTGCAATCTTTTGTTAAGGAATTGTTTGGAGAAAAGGGCGATAAGGGAGATAAGGGTGAAAAAGGGGAACGAGGAGAAAAGGGAGAGGAAGGAAAACCTGGGAAAAGTCCCTTCACTCCAGCTCAAGAGAGAAAGATTTTAGAGCATATTGCCGTCCAACATTTTACTAAGGAGGAAGCAGAAGATTTGATAGGGAGAGCATTTATGATGCACGAAAGAAGAATGAAAGAATTTGAAAAAGATATGAAAAAAGAGTTGGAGAATACAAAAAAGAATTTAGAAAAGAAAGTCGAGGTATTGCAAGAAAGACAAGGCGATATTCCAAAGATTACCGTAAGCACAATAGAACCAATGTCGCCTGAAACTGGAGATATTTGGGTAACTGTATAAATGAAAAACAGAGCAATTTCAGATAAAATAGATGCTGTATTCCGTTTCAGAGAAGAGGAGTTGAGGAAACTTGCTCCGCTTTGGGGAGGGGATACGCTAACTCAAGAGGAGTACGTTAGTATTTCTGGGATTTTATCTGCTGTACATTCATATTTTCTCGCAAAAGAAAGTGCAGACCCAGATATGGATTGGTATTCGGATATTGACGAACTAACTGGTTTGCCAAAATACAATGGAGAGAAAAAAGGGGAAAACAAAATTATTTTGTTTGGAGCTGACGCTTTAGCTTCAAGGAAAAGGCAGATTCGTTGGCTTGTAAATAAATATAAGACAACATACGGGAATATCAAACCCGCAGTATTTTCTATTTACAAAAAAGGTATTACAGCGCAACAGATGGATAGCACTATAAGAAATTTAGTGATGGATTCAGTTGGGGTTAACTTAGCAGCAAAAAAACCTCAATGTACTTTAGAGAATGTTGCAGATAGTTTATATAATTATGAGGAAACTTTAAATGGCTAGAGGTATCGTAAAACCATATACGAACTGGGTTGATATAGCATATACAGCTAATAGCAGTTATCAGGACATTGATGTTTCAGGAACGGTAGCGGCAGGAGCCACGATGGTACAGCTGTTTTTGGATACTAACGCTTCTTCGAATCCTACTGTTGGGATAAGGAAGAATGGTTCAACGCAGGATATACTTTTTGATGTAGCGGCAGAAAGTTCCGCTGCGTATGTGTGGGTGGCTTTGGACGCGAATGGCATATTTGAGCTTAAATCTGATGAAGCAATAGCAAATGTGTATTTAATAGCCGAAACAGATTCAGATGTGGTTGGTTTAGATCCCTGGGTTGATGTTTCTCCGACTGCGGGTTCTTGGCAAACAATCAATTCAGCGAGCGTTCCAGATACTGCCGTAGCAGTAATGAACCATCTTATCAATACAAGTACAACAACAATTCTTCAGGTTGCGGTACGCCACGGAGATTCTACTGACGCGAGGCAAGCAAACTGGGATTTAGATATAAAAGGTGGAACAAGTGCAGTAACGGGATTAAATGTCTCTGGGGAATTTGATGGCTTTAGAGAAGCTACGACAGGGAGGATTTATGTAACAGGATATATTGCTTCTGGTGCTACGGGACATACGAATGTCGCAAATGCTACAAATGTAAGCCAAGCAACCACAGGAGCGTGGACAGACTTGGATTTAACCGCGAATACTTCCGCTACCGCAGACTATGTGATTATTGAGATGACATCAGTTGGGGTAAATACCAACGCTCTATTAAGAGAGAATGGTTCTACGCTTGATTTAACTTCATCTGGGACTCCATGGGTAATTGCAGGTCAGACAAGAGTATTGGTCGTTTCAATGGATGTAGCGCAAGTCCTCGAGTATTATATTGACACTGCAAACCTTGATTTCTATATTCGAGGGTATGGAGGGCCAGAGGCTGCGGGAGCACAAACAATTACTTCCACGGAAGCTATCGCTTTATCCCAAATTATGTCTGCTCCAGCCCGCTGGCGTTATTCAACAACAAATACTCTCGCTTTATCGGAAACGATTTCGTTCAAACAGTTTCTTTTTATAACTGCAACAGAAATAGTAAGTCTGTCAGACAGCATTGTGGCAACGCTTAAAAGACATCTAATAAGCGCATTAGAAACAATATCTTTAGTAGAGAGTTTCGCAGTCAGATTTTTAAGAGGAGTAATTACGAAGTTGGAGAGTATAACTTTAGTGGAAACAGCATCGTTAGCAATAAAAAGATTTACCGTGGCAGTTAGTGAGACGATTGCTTTAGTAGATAGTATCACTGCGACTATTAAGAGACGAATAATTCAGGCAAGCGAGACGATTGCTCTCGTGGAAAGTTCTGCCGTTTCGCTAATACGGCGCACTCTTACTGCCTTAGAGAGCATATCTTTGCAAGAATCATTTTCGATAACCAAGATTGGTGAGGCAGTAAGCATAGCAATAATAGAAACACTTGCTTTGGTAGAAAGCGTAACAACATTTGTTCCACGATATATCTTAAGCAAAATAGATAGCATAGTGCTAGAGAGTTCTACCAGTGTTCAGGAGATTACGATAGCAATCCCACCCACAGAAGAAGGAGGATTCCCGTGGTGGAAAATCTGGGCAAGACCGAAAATAGTGAAGATAAATGTGTGGAATGGGTTTGATTGGAAACCGCTAAGGTTAAAAATGTACATCAATAAAGATTGGCAGGATAAAACGATAAAAGTATATGATGGCAGAAATTGGATAGTAGTAAATTAAAAAGTCGTTTGGGCACAAAACGCCCTGTAAAAAGCCAATGAAATCAAGACTAAACTTGTAAAAATGGATAACGAATTGGAGACCCCAACTCCTGAATTGGGGGGAGAGGAAACTCCTGAAAATCCAAACGGGGAGGAGATCCCAGAAACTCCTGCGGCAGAAAAGCCAGAGGAAAAATCAAAGGAATTGCAGTCAGCTCTCGCGCAAAAAGAGCACTTTAGAAAGAAAGTTGGAACTCTTGAAAAACAGCTTAAATCTAAAGGGAATGAGCCAGAAGAATGGATTACCACTAATGACCCGTTGGAAGTAGTCCGTCTCGGCAAGGCACTGAACAATTATTCCGAAGAGGAGACCGAATTCATTATTCGGAACGCTTCTACTAAGGATATTGACGGTATCTTAAAGGCCGAAAAAGATTCAATGGTTCAAGCTGCAATACAGTCAACACGGGAAAAGGTCGCGAGAGAAAGTAAAGTGCCCGAACCTTCTTCTCCCTTTAACACCACAAGTGATGTGGATGTTCAAAAGGTGATTAAGGAAGGAAGAGTTGAACAGCAGGTAGCAAAACAGATGGAAGAACTTTTGAAGAAAGAAGGAAGAGAAGGCGGGATTTAACATATGGCAGGAGGTACGAATTATAGGCCCTTCGCACCCGAGGTTTGGTCGAGTTATGTAAAAGTGTACTTCAAGGAGAGATTGACAGCAGCTCAATTCTTCATGAACTTTTCAGATGAGCTGAAAGGTGGCGGAGACACAATTACATTGCCGTCCCTTACCACAGGGCCAGCAGTAGGGTCTTTCACGACAACCACTGGAGCAATTTCTGACTTCGTTGTTGTAGAGACAAGAACTACCCTAACGATCAATAACTGGAAGTATTCTTCAAAGAAATTTTCAGACTTTGAATGGGGTAGGATTGCTTCTAAGTACAACCTTCAGAATATGTATCTTCGGGAGGATATTGCCTACCGGTTGGCAGAAAACTTGGATGCTACGATTCTTACTGATTTGAGAAACATGAACTTTAGGACTGGAACATCGTTAGTTTCGATGAACAATACTACTGTTCAGGAAGCAGTGAGAATCTCGCATTCAGGAAGTATGCCGCAACCGGATATGGCATTCTTCATCCATCCGAACGTATTCTTTGGGCAACTGTTGAGAAGGAATCAATACTACGATGCGAGTATCTTCGGAAAAGCAGTAATCTCCGATGGATTCTCCCCTGTAGCAAATCTGTATGGATACCCAGTGTATCTATCCCTCAATGTGCCAACAGGTAGCGGTATTGGAGGTGATGGATATCCATCGACCGCCAAGATTAACGCATTGGTTCATAAGAGAGCCATTGTGTATGCTATCGGAAACATTGACGGTATGGGTGTAGGCCCACGGCTTGCTACGATGCCAGTCGCAGATGCAAAGGCGTTCCGAGTAATCGGAGACCTAGCGTATGGTATTTCAGACTTGGACAAGAATGCAGGAGTGAAGATGGTAACTGTACAATAAGAAGTAACGGTGCTGGACGACTTGGCTCTTGTAGTCATTCTGCTTGAGCCAAGTCCAGAATGACGTCCAGTTCTTAAAAATTTAATATGGTAACGAATACGAAAGAGTATTATCGCCGTTGGGAGAAGAATAATCCAGATAAAGTTAAAGCTAAAAGGAAAAGATATATAGAAAAGCATAAAGAAAGATTGTATGCCTATAATCGTAAACTTCAGAAGAAACAAAGTGTTGAAAGAAAGATAAAAAAGGCAAAACAAGAATGTTCGATTTGTGGATTTAATAGATATTTAGAAAGTTGTCATATGGTTCCAAAATGCAAGGGTGGAAAAGAATGTATGTGGCTTTGCCCTAATCATCATAAGCTATATGATAATCAACTATTATATCAAGGAGAGAAAGAGATGCTTGAAGAGAAATTGTTGAAAATAAAAGTTTAGTATGAGAATTACATATTTCGGCAGGTTTAACGGGGAATATCCCGAAAGACATATTTCCAAAGCTCTTAAAAAGAAACATCAAGTAATTGAAATTGATGTTGAAAAAGGAGACGTAAGGGAATTGGTAAAACAGGCGAATAAATCAGATATGCTGTTATTCCACAACGCAGGTATGGACTTAGGAATAGAACAGGATATAGGAAAACTTCCTTTCTATATGGGTTTAAGTGGGTTATACCAGCTTTTAGAGAAAATCCCCTGTAAAAAGGTGATGTGGTATTTGGACAGAGTTGTAGGATTTGGAGAGGAATATATGGCTACCATACTTCCTTCTGTAGATTACGCTTTTCTGAATGATGATACATGGGTTAGAAGGCATACATGGGAAAACATTTACTGTCTTCACGAAGGAACGCATAAAAGAGAACTTGGTAAGTACAGGGAAGATTTAGCTTGTGATGTAGCGTTTATAGGGAAGGTATACGGTGGAAGGCAGGAAATAATATCAAAGTTGAAGTTAGCGTTAGGGAAGAAGTTTAGAATGTTTGATGGAAAAGATTTTGATGATATATGCCAGTCGGCGAAGATTGTGTTCGTGCCAAAGTGGGGAATGAATGACTTTTACTGGGATAATGATGTTTATAGGGTATTATCTTCCGGCGGATTTCTTCTCCATCCAAGATTGCATGGATTGAAAGAATCAGGGGTTGATGAAGGAGCGCACTTTGTGGGGTATAGCTTAGAAGAAGAACTTGGTGCAGCATTAGATTTCTTCTTGAAACCAGAGAACGCAGAAAAGAGGAAACAAGTCGCGCAACAAGGTAGGGACTATGTCTTATCTTTTCATACTTGGGATAAAAGAGTTGAACAAATGTTGAGTGTAATAAAAGATAACCTTGCAAAATCCAATGCGAGTTAGAACAAGTTTAAGCGTAGTGAACTTCAAGGATAAGATAAAGGAAGTTTGGAAGTTGGAAGAGTGGCAGGGGCATAATGACACAGATAAGGATTTGCTTTTCTTCGGACTATATACCAAACATGATTATGACGCATTGTATTACCTACCTGAAGGAGTGAAAGTAAACGTATTTTGGTGCGGTTCTGACATCTTAAATGCTTTAGATAATTTAGAATGGCAGAGAATACTTAAACTATATCCAGACGCAAAGCATTATTGTGAAACTGAAGTGGAAGCTGAAAACCTTAAAAAGATTGGTATTGAAGCTAAGGTAGTTCCTTCATTCTTGGAGAATGAGGATAGTTTCCCACTGGCGTATAACCATTCTGTGGATCCTCATGTTTGGATGTGCGCTCATCCAGAGAGGGAGATAGAATATGGAGTTGATATGATGTACGCGATGGCAAGAAAATTTCCAACCTACACATTCCACATTTACGGAATTTTTGACTGGAATATGGAGGAGAAACCAAGAAATGTACTTTTTCACGGGCAGATACCAAATGAGCAGCTGAACAAGGAAATACGTCAGTATCAATGCGGATTTAGAGGAAATGCCCACGAAGGGTTAAGCGAGGTGATAGTGAAGGCACTTTTAATGGGGCAATACTGTATATCGCTTATGAAGTTCCCATACACTTGGAACTATCAAACAGAAGAAGAACTGGAAAAACTGATGGAAAAACTAAAGGACACGAAAGATTGGAATCACGAAGGCAGAAAGTCTATTAAGGGAAGCCTGAATAAATTTCCTTGGATGGGATTCGTACATAATCTGAAAAAAACGGTTAAAGAATTATGATACGAGAGATAGAGTCGCTTTACCTTTATGCTAAAGGATTTGAAAAGGAATTTGAGGATTATGCCCAGGAGATTATCGCAGAAAAGGGAGTAAAAACTGAAGATGGATATACTTGTTATGTAGATGAAAACATTAAAATAGCGCGGTTAATTCCAAAAGATAAGATGGTGGTGGATGTCGGTTGTTCGTTTGGGCTCCAGCATATTTTGTATCAAGACCACAAGGGATATATCGGGATTCAGAAATTCAAAGATGGGATAAATGCTGACCATTGGTACAGACCGAAGTTCAAAGTATTCACCAAAAATGCACAGATTATAGAGGGGATGCTAAAAGATGTTTATGGAAAGCTGGGAATTACGGAAGAAAATCAAGATGAGTTCTATGGATTAGCAAATCATAGCTTATGGCATGACCTAAGCGACAACAAAGAAGACATTGAGATATTCCAAAGGTTGTTCCCGAATAACTATTACGCCACTGATGAAACGGGAGTGGTAATAAGATACGAAATTATGGCTCGACCTAAAGGAGTAAAAAACAAACCAAAAGAAAACACGAGCAAACCTGCTGACGTAGAAATAGAGATAAAAACTGATTGTAATCATGTTTGGAGTTCAAACATGGGTGGGAGTAAAAGATATGTTTGTCCTGGATGCGGAAGACAATCGGATTGAAGCGGTAAAAGACGGACGAGTGATAGGTTACTTGAATTATGTAGCAAGAGATGACTACATTGAACAACATCAGATTTTCGTGGAAGAGAAAGAGCGTAGAAAGGGAATCGCAGAAGGACTCTTAAAAGAATTGATAAAAGTAGCAAAACAAAAGAAGGTAAATAAGATAGGAGTAATCGCAACGCCAGACCCAGAAAGAGAAGTTTTCGGAAAGTGGCTGGTGAGAATGGGATTCAAGCCAACTGGAGAAGAAGGTAATAGACCGCAATGGATACTGAAAATATAAAATGGCCATATCATAATCACAGGAAGTTAGTCTTTGACAGAGTGAAGAAATTTAATCCTGAAAGCATTTTAGAGGCAGGTTGTTGTTGGGGAGGTAACTTGGAATGGATGGTTGAAGAATATCCCAATGTGAAATTATGGGGTTGCGATACAGTTGAAGATTTTATAAAAAAAGCTAAGGGTCTTTTCCCGCAGATAAAGTTTGAAGTGGCTGACATCCGCAATATGCCCTATCCAGATAAAAGCATGGATGTAACAATAGCTGATATGGTTCTTTACTTCTTTGATGCAAATTCGTTAGAAGAGGCTATCAGTGAACTAAAGAGAGTTACTAAAAAGGCAATTATTATCTCCGATATGGATAAGGACAAATTCAAAAGGTATATTCCCCAAGATACTGATTTTGAAAGAGTTAATTGGGCAGCAGGAATTCCTGAAGCAAATGATGATTGGAGGTTTGTGTTTACTTTACCGGTATGAAGAAAATACATTTAATTTATGTTCCTTTTACTGGACTTGGAATTCAAGAGTTTAAGGGGAATAGTTGGTATGAATATAGGGCTAACTTATTTGAAAAGTATGTTTTACAATCACTTAAAAACCAAACTGAAAAAGATTTTGTCCTTTGGATTTCGTTTCGTGCGGAGGAAAAAGAAAACCCTACAACGCATAGAATTCAAAGAGCGATTGAAAACGCGGGAATCGAATACGTCTTAACATTTAATGGTATAATGATGTGGGATGATAGAGGAACTTGGCACAACGATACCTTGAAAGAACGGATGGAGAAGTCCTTAAAGGAGGTTCAAGAAAAGACAGGGCAGGCGGATTGGGTGTACAAAACAGATTTGGGTTCAGATGATATGTTTTCAGCAGAAGCAGTAGCGGAGATACAAGCTCAAGAGCCGAAAGAGAGAAAAGCATTGTACTATCTGAATGGATATGTATTCGATATGGAGAATCAAAGGGTAGCTGAATGGAACAGAGAAACATCATGTTCCAAGTACACGATTATTTATCCTTATGAGACATTCTTTAATGCAGAGAAGCATCTAAAATACATAGAAGGATTGGAAAGCCATGAGTTCATACCAAAAGTGTTTAATGCTATCCAGTTGTCTGACAGAAGATACATGTGCGGAGTGCACGGAGGAAATATATCGACCTCGTGGAACAACCCAGAGCGGGGAAGACAATTCAATGACATTGAAAAATTAGAAATCCTTAAACAATTTGGTATTCATGAATAAGAACAAGAAAATCTTTGTAGCAGTGCTTAATCAAGGTGAAATTCGTATCGAGCTTTCCGCTTTTCTTCATGATCTTCCATTCCAAGGGAAATATGACACATTTGTAACTTATCCGAACGAGAAACCAATTTCCAATAATAGAAACAAAATAGTACAGGAATTTTTATTAAAAAAAGAGTTTGATTATTTGATGATGGTGGATTCTGATATTGTACCGCCAAAGAACGTATTAAATCTTGTTGATTTCCAAAAAGATGTTATCTCTCCCGTATGCTTCATTTATCAGCAAAACACTGTAGCTCCGCTAATACTCATGAGAAATAGAGAGGGAACGTATCAACCCGCACATTTTCAAGGATATGAAGGCTTAGTGGAGGTGGATGCCGTAGGAACAGGATGTATGATACTTTCAAGAAAGGTCTTAGAAGAAGTACAATCTCCATTTTCAGATGTGTTTGATTCACAAGGAATCCGAAGGTATGGAATGGATATAGCATTTTGCAAGAGAGCGCAAGACAAAGGATACAAGATATATTGTCATTTGGATTATATTGCAAAACACTATGTGGGAATGGATTTGTCGTATGTTTATAAGTCGTTAATGCCAACCTAAATGCGTTTTTCGGACACGAGTACCAAAACAGGGATGCTTCAAATGTGTGAAGATTTGTTGGGGTATAACAATGGACAAATTACCGATTCCAGTAATTTGAAGCAGCGATTTACTCGCCTCATAAACGATAGATACAATCAAGTTTCCAATAAGATATGGAAAATGGTTGGCGATTGGGAGTTTGATGACACCAACCAGACTACTTTGCCCATTGCTACTGCTGACTTAGTAGCTAACCAACAGGATTATGAGCTTCCTTCTTCTGCCCAAAAGTTAGAACGCGTAGAAGTGAAGAACCAAGATGGAGATTATGTTGTTATTGACCCGATTGATAAAAGCCAGATTCCTGATATTGCTTTAACAGAATACTATGAGGATTCTGGTATGCCTCTTTGTTATGATGTAGTAGGAAGATCGCTTGTACTTTATCCAGCCCCAGGGACTGGATATGTAACCTTAACAGATGGATTAAAAGTATATGTTTCAAGGGATGTAATTCAGTTCAACGCAACTGCTACAACTCAAGAGCCAGGTTTTGCAAAACAATTCCATCGAATTCTTCCTGTTGGAGCTTGTATGGATTTTGCGGTGGGAAGGCAAATGTTCAATAGTGTGAATTCTTTGAATATACTCTTAAAAGAAGTAGAAACCGATATGAATGAATTTTATGCAAGAAGGCATAGGAATCCAGATTCAAACCCACGGATACGGCCCAACGATGAGGGAATGTATTAAAGGTCGCGATAATAAAACAAACAAAATACAATGAATTTAAGAGGAGCAAAACAAATTTCGGTGAGAGGAATAGTTACGTTAAGACAGATTGAGCGAAAGACTGGAAAGGTGTTGTCTGAAGAAACATTCAGCAACACAATTACAAACATGGGGATAGACCAGGTTGCAGGATTGATTAACGGACAAAGGGCTTCCGTATTCGACACGATTCAGTTGGGAACTTCAGGAACGGCAGCAGTAGTAGGAGATATAGCATTGAAGGCTGTAATCTCTATTGGGTCTTTATCGCCCGCGGGAGCAACCGCTACACAGGTAACCACGGATACAACCAACGATACGGCAAAGCTCTTGCATACCTTTAGTGCGACTGCTTCTTATACAGTAAAGGAAGTAGCGATTGCGACTTCAGCTTCATCAGCAAGGATTCTTGGCAGGACAACGAACTTCACGGCGAAAGCATTGGATAACGGTTCTGATTTGCAGGTATCGTATTCCATAGATGTTGACTAGCCAGCAAAAATGAAACAGTTTGAAAATAATTGCTGGTTTTCTAAGCATGGCTATCATACTTCAAGACAATTTTGATTCTTACGCTGATGGGGATTTGAATGCACAAGGAGGTTGGTCGGGAAATGCTGGATTTGATGTTCAGGGGACAACAGTCCAATCAGGAGCAAAAGCGATTAAATTTACAGTAAGCGGGATAACAAATGTTGATATAACGAATACTGGAACTTCGATTTCTGATGGGAGTATATCTTGTTATTTGAGGAAATCGAGCGTTTCTGATGCGGATGATTCAAGCCAGTTTAATCTTTTAACGGTGACGCAGGCAAATGCTATTCTCCTTAGATTTTTTGGAAACAGAATAGATGTTTTTGACCAAGGGATAGCAGATTGGTTTACCGTAAAATCCAATTTACTCGCTGATGTTTGGTATTTGATTGAAATAGAATGGCATAGTTCTCCGAGTTATCAGATGAGAATGCGTATTGATGGAGATAGTTGGACTGCTTGGAAAACTCCTCAAGCTGATGGGCCTTATAATACCGTTCAACTTGAAGTTTCTGCCGATACTGCGGCTGATTATTTTTGGGATACCGTAGTAAATTCGCTCAATCAGAGGGAATCAATTACTTTGGCAACAGAAAGTACCTCTTTCTTATTCAAGAGATTTCAACTGAATATCCAAGATACAGTAGCGCTTGCTTCAGAAAGTATCTCTATTATAAGAAGAAGTTTAGAGATAGTAGTAAGCGATGCCATAAATTTAGTAACTGGAATAGTCAATTTGGATTTAAGAGAAAACGCCAGGATACTTTGGACTTTTTTAAGTAAAAATGTTACTTCTTGGACACATCAATCAAAGTCTGCGAGTCCTTCTTGGACACATCAATCAAAGTCTGCGAGTCCTTCTTGGACTTGGGAAGATAAGCATGAGATTACGGGTTAAATGGCAAAGATAGACATAACAAATTTCTTTAGCGGCATTTCCTTCTCGGATAGAATAGGTAAAGAAGGTTCCTTTTTCATTGGAAAATCAGTCAATTTATTCAATCCTTCACATTACGGGTATATGTGTCCTGGGCCAGAAAGCGTTTTGATAACTAATACGATTTCAGAAGTAAACGCAAAATCGGTAATAGATGATTTCAACAAAAAGATGTATTTTGCAGATACCGCAGGAAGAATTATGGAGGTAAGTACTGTTACTAATTTGGCGACATTCGGGACAGTTTTCCCCCATACTGTTTCTCCTCATGGGGCACACGCTGGCCCTGCCAAGATAACGGATTTAGTTATTTATAACATTGGGACAGATTTAGACAGGTTAATGTATGCTTGGAATGATGGTGTTGATGGAGATATAGGAGCATACAATATATCTGCTGGTAGCTTTGATGACGATTATATGTCCACCGTTCCTTCAGGAGCTGGTGTATTAGACCGAGTACAACCACATCCTATGTTGCAATGGGGAGAGAATGGTTTTCTTTATATCGTAGATGGAGGGGATATAGAAGCATTTGATGGGAAGAATTCTGTATTTACCGAAAATAAACTTCAACTTCCTTTAGGCTATCTTGCGTATGCTTTGTTTGACGCGGGAGAGTTTCTTGGGATATGTGCAAGAAAAATAATGGTGGATTACGGTACAGATTATAGCGGACTTTTCACTGGACAAAATGTAGTTTTCTTTTGGGATGGAACTTCACCTAATTTTAACCGTAGAATTCCAATAGACGACCCTGTAGTGAAAGCTGCATTCAACCTAAATAATGAACTTCTTCTTTTCACTATAGACCACAATAAAAAAGGCGTTATTAAGAACTTTGATGGGAATAGGTTTAATATGATTCAGGTATTGGAGAATAATGTTTCTGGCGAGAGTTCAGGACACTATCCAACCAGTCATGGTTCCGTAGGGTTCTTTAGAAATTCTCTTTTGATAGGAGAGAAGAATCATGGTAATTTGTTTCTTTATGGTTCTCCAGAAATCGGAGTCCCCAAGTCGCTTTCTAATCCAATATCTTTTGTGAGTACATCTACGCAAATAGGAGCACCCATAACTGGAAGCGCTGGGATTGTATATTTCACTGCTTGGAATGGTTCTGTGGGCAGTATAAGGAGAGCCGATATGACCAGTGTTGATTCTGCGAGAATGCAGTATAAATCTCTATACTATGAGTTTCCCCAAAGAACAAGAATAAACTATGTTAAGTTATATTTCAAAGCATTGGCAAGTGGACAGGGAGATGACGTATTGCTTGACTTAGATTATGGAGATAGGCAGATTCATATTGGCAACATCTCCTACGCAGGGGATGGAGTGATAACCTCAAAGAAATTGACGATTACCCCAGATAACCAAATATGTGATAATTTTAGGGTTTTTATACGCCCAGATGAAGGAGCGGGGATAAAATACGGGAGGATTGAGGTTGATTATGAGATTCTTGAAAAAGATATATGAGAGTCTTCACAAATACATCAGGGCAAACACAGATAGATTATTTGAAACAAGAAGAACAGAAATCTGCTCCTGTTATTCCCATCCAAGACCAAATGAGAATACGGAAATTGTATGGTGGTCTTCCCATTTATGCAACTAATTCTGATATAAGCCCAAAAGTCGGAGAAGTATTTTTAAGAACAGGCAAACGCCTTTGTGCGAGATTTGAAGGAATTACTGTTTCGGTGAGTTTAAGTTGATTCCAAATTTTGTATGATTTCTTTATATAAAAGTAAAGTCAAGCTAACTTAATAGTATGGCTATACCTCAAGAAGTATTACAATCGTTAGACGAACAATTAAAGTCGGTACGCCAACAGGCGGAAACTTTATCACAAACAGTGAAAACCTCTGCTGAAAAAGGTTTGCTTTCTGCTGGAGATTTGAAAGATGAAACAGCAATAAATCTGCCAGAAGTTTCAACGAATGTGGCAGGAAGTTCTGCGGATAACATTAACAATCAAGCCATTACGAGCTTGGCTTCCGCAACTTCACAGGATGAATTCTTGAAAGCTCAACAGGAACTATTTTCGGAACAGCAAAAAGCTCTGCAAGAAGGAAGGGAAGCCCAGACATCTCTTTTGGAAGGATTCAAGAAGTTGTTTACAGATAGGAAAGAACAAGAAGAACAGGTAAGGGCATTGCAAGAAGAATTCCAAATTCCAGAAAACCAAGCTCAGATACGAACACTTATCCCTGAAATTGGTGCGTTGAATCTTGAGTTATTAAATATGAAGATAGCTCAACTTAAAGAAACCACTGCAATCCAAGAGAATCCCCAATACTCTGTTGGGTTCGCAGGCAGAGAGACAAACAGAGTAGCGCGAGAACATACATTCAGACAGATGGGCGTATCTGCGGAGATTGGAGCTAAAACAATGGTATTGGACGCTTTGCGTGGCAATGTAGAAACCGCACGAAATCTTGTAGGGGATATTGTGTCTGCTATGCAGTATGATGACATATTAAGATTATCTGAACTTAAAACATTCTACAGCTTTAACAAAGATTTTATTGATGGATTAGAAAAAGACCAGAAGGATACATTAGATAACATTCGGGATTATTGGGATAGCAAAGTAGAAAATGATAGGCAGGAGTTGGAAGCAAAACTTAATCTTGGAGTGCGAGCCGCGGAAAACGGAGTGAATCTTGGGCTTGGAGCGAACGATTACAAGACAATGAGTTTGGAAGATGTTACGGAGTTATTTGGAAGGAAAGTTGGAGCTGTTATTGGTGCAAGATTTGAGACTAAGTTTGGGACTTTATTCACTAAAACTCAACAGAATAAAGGAGCTTCTAACGCTGGCCTTCCATTAGAGGAATTTCAGGGGCTTGAATATGACGTACAAAACTATTTTGTGAATAGCACGAAAACTGAATTAGAAGCGTTGAATGAGGTGTTTACGGGGATAAAAGATGGGAAAGAAAATCCGGAAGATGTAAAGAGCGAAATTGATAATAGCAATATCCCCCCCGCAGTAAAAGAATACCTAAAATCAAGGATTGACGCAGTTGCTCCTACTGGGAAAAACACAGAAAGTTTTTGGCAGGCATTTTGGAAAGGAGTTACAAGACCATTATTCAATAAATAAATGGTTACCGCAACTCAAAACAGATTCAGCAGATTAAAGTATGAGGAAGAAAAGGCAAAAAAGAAAGCAGATTTTGCTGAAAGCCCTTTGGGTTTAACTTTGGGTACAATTAGGGGATGGCCTAAGGCTGCTTTAGAAGTAAGGCAAAAAGTTGCTGATGTTTTACAAACATTTGCTCCAACTCCAGAGGAAGCAAAAAAACAAGGCCTTATCCAAATTCCTGGAACAAATACATACTTCGACCCCCTTGGGGTTATGGGAGGGTTGAAAAGAGTTGGGGGAAAAGTAACCCAAGAAATAATACAACAGGTTGATACCCCTCTTTCAAAACTCATAATTGCAATTAAGTCTGCTGGCAAACCAAGAGCAGAGCTAGAAGCAATATACGCCGTAGAACGAGCAAAAAGAGCCGGTGAGATTTCTGGTATCTTTGCTAAAGAAGAAGGACAAGTTGGATTCCAAAAAGCTCTTGGAGCATTGAAAGGAGAACTAGCACCCAAAAAACCAACCTTTGAAGCACTACAACTTAATCAGAATGATATTGATAATTTGGCAAACTCTATTCAATCTCATAAATATCTTGAACCATTTGAAAAAATAGCTGCTTGGGATGGATTGAGAAAAATCCTTACTGGTGAAATTCCACAACCAAGCCAACTTTCTCTTTTAGAGGATGTTTTCGGGAAAGAATTTGCAACAGAAGTTCTTAAAAGGGGTGGGATTAGTATTAAAAATCTTATCGTAGAAGGAGTAAACATTCCTCGTACGGCAATTACTGGGCTGGATGCTTCTGCCGTATTACGACAATCAGTAATTTTAACAACTACAAAACCCAAACTAGCTACGAAAGCATTTGGAGAAATGTTCAGACAAACATTCTCTCAAAAGAACTTCGAGGAATGGCTTAAAGTTTTACCAGAACATCCTCTCTACAAAGAAATGAAATCTGCTGGTTTGTATATTGCAGACCCCACGCGAGCTACGGGAGGATTACAAGCGAGAGAAGAACAATTTATAGGAGGATTCATTAAAAAACTTCCTTTGCTCGGAGGAGTTTATCGAGCGAGTGAACGCTCTTTTGTGAGCTATCTCAATAAATTGAGAGTTGATGTATTTTCACAAATGGTTAATCAGCTTCAGAAAGAAGGTATTGCTACCCCTGAAAATTTACAATCAGTAGCTCGTTTTGTGAATAACGCAAGTGGAAGAGGAGATTTACCTGCTTTTCAACGTGCGGCTACAGAGTTAAGTACGGTGCTATTTTCTCCTCGTTTGATTGCTGCAAGATTTAATATGTTAAATCCCATTTGGTATTCAAAACTTACTCCTCCAGTAAGGAAAGAAGCAATAAAAACAATGGGACAGTTTATCGGGACTGGGATGACTGCACTTGGCTTAATAAAATTAGCCGGCGGAGAAAATGTTTCTGTTGAAGCAGACCCACGAAGTACAGATTTTGGTAAGATACGAATTGGAAACGCTCGGTGGGATATATGGGGTGGCTTCCAGCAATGGGTTCGTGTATTTACTCAACTTGCTACTGGGGAAAGAAAAACAGCTAAGGGAGACATTGTGAAGTTAAATGAAAAAGAGTTCCCTTTCGAATCTCGTCTTGATGTTGCGGAAAGATTTATCCGTGGGAAATTAGCTCCTGTTCCATCGCTTGCCCTTGAGCTTTTAGAAGGACAGAAATTATTTGGAGAGAAATTAGATTTGAAAAGAGAATCATTGGAGAATATAATTCCACTTTATCTGCAAGACATCGGAGAAGCAATAAAAGAAATTGGCCCAGAAGCTATATTTTCAGCAGGAATTCCTGCATTTTTCGGAGTTGGATTTCAGGTATATCAGGAGAAAAGAGCAAAGAATAGATTTAACCGCTAAGGAAGTTCTCTATCATTTAGCGAACAGTATTCAGGAGTTTCTTGAGAACATTTACCAGAAGGAAAACCATTCGCAAGAATATCAAACACAAAGAATATGAGTATTGCTCCACCTATTGAAAAGAGAAAGATTTTCATACTACTCACACATAATATGCCCCTTAGGATAATTTATTTCGACTACAAACATACATTGAGAAGGTTCTTGTGCTGGCGCATAAATATCTTCATAGTAAGGTGCTCCAGGATGGGTTTTCAACCACAATTCTTTGTATTCATTGATAAGACGATTATATTTTTCGGCAAGCTCTTCGTAAGAATCAATGGTAGTAAGTTTGTACACTTCTGGCTTAAACTCATTAAAAGCTATTTCCCATTGTGCTATTTCAGCTTGCAGGCGCATAATATCGGAATTCCCAATAGGAATCTCGATAATCTTTTCTATGGGTACTTGTACATATCTTACTTTCTCCACAGGTTTTTCAACAGTTTTTTCCACTATCTTTTCTACAGGAATTTCGACAATCTTTTCAACAATCTGCGGTTCACAAATCAAGTCTTTCTGAAACCAACCAAAAGGATCCCACCAAGATGCGGAGGCGAATAAAGCGAAAAATAAAGCTAAAATGATAAGATATTTCATATACCACTCGTTACACTAATTTTAATCTCTTGTCAAGTATGCCCGACCCCATCTTAGAAATTCTTAAATACGCCACGCCCTCCGCAGTCGTTTTGCTGTTTTTATGGAAAATAATGGTTCCTTGGTCTGACTACTGGCTTAATGCAAAAGGTGCGGGTAAGTTGGAAAAGAGAGTAAATAATATAGAGAATAATGACCTGCACTCTTTTCACGAGTTCAAACAAGAGATGAGAGAACGAGTGGGAAAATTGGAAACAGATGTTGCGTTCATAAAAGGACGGCTAAACGGACATACATAGCCCTTTCCCGTCCGCTCTATGCGGGGCGGAAATTCAGCGTTCTTTCAATGTTTTCGGCTGATGGGGATTAGCTGAAAGGGGGAAGACGCTGGTGCAGTCCGTCCACTCGCCAGTAGTACTGCTGGACTGGTGGGCGGGCGGGAGAAGGTTAGCACATAAAGGAGGTAAGATGGATTGTCAGCACGAGAAGATGGGAAAGATGCTGTGGGACAGGTCAAGAAGCCCAGATATGGATATACGCCTGCCAGTTGCTTTTGTGGAATACTGCGTATTCTGCGGGACTTTGCTTTCTTACAACAATCTGAAAGTAAAGGAAAGAACAGATGGTCGTGTTTTGCAAAGCGTGCCCCAAGTGCGGAGGAGCCCTGACTACGGAGAAGTTCAAGACAAGGTCTGACCTGTACTGTATGAACTGCGGATACCGAAAGGTTCTCGCAGTCAGGGAGGTACAAGATGCTCGTAGTACTACACAAGAAATGCAAAGGAGTGGCGGAGCTCGTTTCGCCTTCTGAAGGGTGGCTCTGCCACCAGTGCGGAGCAGTCATACCTTATCAGGAGTCGCGGAGCGAGCTTGACCCGAAGAACATACCAAAGTCAATAGTGCAAGACCCACCATACATCCTTGAGAACTATGTGAGCGTGCTGGAGGAAAGTGATGGAAACCGTGCAGGCGTGCCTTGTAGGGGAGAAAACGATACTGGAGACGAAGATCCCGACAGAGATGCTTGCGGGCCTGATGGGCAACCGCACCCACCCTGACGGAGGTCTGAAACCAGGCATCTGCCTGAAATTCACCCTACTGAACCCCCAGAAAAAGGAAGTGGAGTTCATTGCTCACGATGTCTGGTTTGACAGATGTGTCGTGCCGATACCCTTCTACCTCTCGTAGAATGCCCGCCTTGGGCGGGTCAGAATAGGGCGGGGAAAGAAGCATAGTGTAGTTAGTACGCTTTCTCCGCCCGATGATAATATGAAAACATTTTTTCTTCTTGTGTTGCTCTGCGGAATAGTGCTCGGATTTTCCCTATTGACCTTGTTGAGCATAAACAGGATTGACGGATTGCAGGAAGATTTCAGCAAAATGGGAGAGAAGAAAAAAAGAGAACGGCAAGAATGAGTCCCCCCCCACCCGACAATAACTTCTTAAAAGTTATCGCAAAGGAATGAAAATAAAAACAGATAAACTTGTGTGCATAAAATGGAGAGATGCCTTCCATCCCGAAAACTGCAACTGGTGGGGATTTGAAGAGTTGGAAGATTTCGTAAAGTCGCAGGAGTTCATTGCCTACAATGTCGGCTGGGTAGTGCACGAAGATAAAGAAATGCTTACGATTTGTTCTATGACTGCCGGTGATGGAAAGAGCGTGAGTCACATACAGCGCATACCTAAAGGATGCATAATTGAAAGGAAAAAGATAAAAACCCAATGAAACAAAAAGCAGTAATAGGAACATTCCACCAGACAAACCCAGAAATGGTGAGATACCTACTAAGTAAAACACCTATTGAGGGAAGTACGTTGGATGCTGGAAGTGGTCAAAACAAGGTATGGTTTAACCAATTAAAAGGCGAAAAATATGAATGTGAAATAGATGACGGTTGTGATTTCTTTGAATGGGATAAAAAGGTGGATTGGGTGGTTGGTAATCCACCATATCACGAAAGCTGGAAGTTCACCGAGAAAGCTCTCGTGGTAGCAAATAAAGGTGTAGCGTGGCTCTTGAACAACCAAGCATTAAACTCTCACTTCACGCCACGAAGATTACAAAGAATATCCGAATTAAGATTTTACTATTCAAAGATAATCGTGGTAGCAGATAAGCGTTGGTTTGGCAGATACTATTACCTAATGCTTGAAAAAGATAAGAATAGTTTTGTAGAATGGAACATAAAAACTTTCTAATCCAATGAAACATATGAAATATAGAAAAACTTGGAAAACATTTTGGCTGAATATCTGGCATACTTTCGCAGGACATCCAAAAGAAGTTTGTGAAAAGGTCGGCGCGTTAAGTGTAAGGTGTAAGTGTGGAGAATTTATATCATTATCAGATTATTATTAACCCCTATCGCAACGGATTAACGAACTTGAACTTTATTATCTGCCGATTTATAACCAATGATGAAACTCTATAGGCCATTACAGTCAAATACACTAAGTCAAGGATTTGGAGAGAACAAAGTTTGTATATACCCAGATGGTCGTCTTGTCTTGAATTTTGGAAAAACTTGCCCTATCTATACAGAAAGCGTGTATAAAAAGTACGGAATGATTGCTCACAACGGACAAGATTGGGGATGCTGGTACGGAGAACCAATTTACCATTCGGGAGAGTTTTCGGGTATAATGAAAACGGAGGTTGATAACGCGGGGGGGGTAGGAGTGGATATTATCTCCAAAGAAAAAGTGTTTATGTACAAGGGAAATCCCACTTATGTGAAACTCCGCTATTGGCACTTGAAGTCAGTGGTGGGATTTGACGGCAAGGAGATAAAGGAAGGAGATTTGATAGGATATGGCGATTCTACGGGCGTTTCTACGGGTAACCACCTCCACTGGGCTTTTAAGCCCTGCAACGCCTCTGGGGGCAACGTGGACGGCCAGAATGGATATTTTGGGGCGATTGACCAAGCCCCATATTTCGTGGATATGTTCGTGCTGGACGCCGTGCAGAAAAAGCAAGAGGTGTTTTCTACGATTGACTATGTGAGGAAGGCGTTGTTTGGCATAAAGGTCGCTTTGGATAAGTTAATGGGAAAATAAAATGGAAATCATAGAAACATCAACATTTCTGTACAGATCGGAAGTTGCGGGAATCGTGGTGGAAGCGGTCAAACAAATAGGCAAAATTCCTTCTTCTTTTCTTCCGCTTCTTTCCCTCGCAGTAGGAACTGGAGTGGGGCTCGTGTTTGACCTATCCCTTATCGGCGGGCTCACGGGATTTGTGGCCGGAGCTTCGGCTTCGGGGATTTACGATGTGGTGAAAAAAAGCGTGTTGCAGAAATGAAACCTCCTAAATGCCCGATCTGCGGGAAAGATACGACTCTTGACGAATCAACTTCTAATGACACAATCCATGATTTTGCGAGAATGCACTTAAATTGCGCTTTGGGAGGAAATAACGAAGAAGAAAAAGATGCAATACGATTACAAGACAACGGAGAAGATTTGGAAAGCGAGTCTGAAGGGAACGACAGTGGCTGATATTGCGAAAAAGTATAAAGTAAATAGAAAAAATGTCGGAAAATGGGTTCCGAAGTTTTTGATGGAAAGAAAAGAAAGGTCGCTGCAAATTGATACCACAAAAAAACTATGATTGATGTACAAGGCGAACCGCAGACGCCCGACACGCCTGAGGAAGGGGTTGACGAGGAGCAAAAGGAAAGCATATAATGAAAGATTGCGAGGTAAGTTACCCTTTGAGTAGCGCCCTGCCGTGAAAAAAGGTTATTCTGCCTTTGCGAGAGGTTCGCACAACCTCTCAAACCCGCCCTTGGATATAGGGTTGCAGGCGAGTCCCGCGACAAAACATCCCGGTGCAAGGATGGCGGGACTCGGTAATATGCAAACAGAAACAGCAAAAACCGCCCTTGTGGGGCGGTTTTTGCATGGGGTTAGAAAGGGGTTGACGAAGGGAAAGAAGCAGAGATATAATAAAAATGCAGAGATAAAGCCTGAGTAAGGCAATAAGCTGTGGTTTCATAAGCGAGGCGCGTATTGGACACAACTTTATCAGAGTTGCTACTATTTATTAGCTCAGGTCCACGGACACGCGCCCCACTTATGGAGGCTTAGTGAGTGGGAACGCGGTTTTACTTACCAAAACCCCTTGCGGTCAGACAAGGGGGTGGTAAGATGGAGTTGCTACGCTTCCTTCGGGGGCGTGGCTTTTGCTTCTACGGATTTATTGTAGGCATTCAACGCCCATTGCTTCGCTCGTTGCCTTCTCGCAAACCCTACTCGCTTCACAATTTTGTATCCTCCGAGCTTTCCCATCGATTTGATGTAGCGGTAGATGCCCGCCACATATCGAGAACCACTTTTGTGTTTTATTTTCTCGGTAGTCCAAAAGTACCTGTCTTTGGTGGTACGATTCGAGAAGTACCGATAGGATGCCTGTGTTCGTGCAAGCATATTCCGCAAGTAGGGATCCTCGGCAATGGCTTTGTTGATTATATCAATTGGATTAATCATATTCTTTTTTCAAAGAACGCTGACCCGTTCTGGCCGGGAGGATTTTATCTGCCTCCTATCCTAATTATATCATACGGCTTCTGGAGAACTTTCGAAAATGGGGCAGAAAACAGAATTTTTAGGCTCCTCTTGACAAGGGTACCTTGCTTTTTTAAGGCAGAAATTTTTGATCGAAAAAATAATTTAGGGCAGAGTTTGAAAAAGTTTGTGTTCAAAAAAGCCTCCGAAACAAAAACGCTTCTGATTAAAAGGTATCGAAAATCTGTGGATAGCCCGTTTGCAAACGAGGTCGAGGCCCCCCTTTTTTGGTACACGATTTTTGCACACCATAAGGAGAAAATTGCAGGGGTTGAATAAAGTCTAGCCTGTGGATAACTCTGGTTGGGAGGGGGTTGACACTATGTCTGGGTATGGAATAATGGAGATACTATGGCGAGGATCGATGGACAATTCAATAAATTTATTGACCGAAAGGGTCTCGCAATAAACAAGGTTTTCATCGAACCTTCGCCAGTTGTGAGGCCCTTTTGGTTCGTAATGCTATGACTCGTAAAAGAATGATTGACCCAAAAATCTGGGAAGACCCAGGGTTCAACAGACTATCTATACAGGCAAGATTGCTATTTATAGGAATGTTTAGCAACGCTGACGATGACGGATATTTGAGAGGAGACGAAGGAAGTCTTAAGAGATTGATATTTGGTTTTGACGAAGTGAAGAAAGAGGATATGGGGACGTGGATAATAGAAGTTGAAGCAATGGGAAGCGTACATTTTTTTGAAGAAAACAACGAAAAGTACGTCCATTTAATAAACTGGGAAAAATACCAGAAGCAACAAAAAGACAGAAGAATACCATCTACATATCCTTTGTGTAGCAAATGCTTAGCACTTGCTGACGCAAGTAAGTTAAGTAAAGTTAAGTTAAGTAAAGTTAAGTTAAGAGAAGATAAGAAGAGAAGAGATGTTTCTTCTTCTAAAAAAATGTACTATGACGGGTTAGAGGTACGGAAGGCACAAAACAAGTTATGGGTTATCCCAAAAGATGGGGGTAAATGGTTAGAGTTCGCGGGAAATGAAAAAGATATAAGAATAGAGTAAATATGAAGGAGGAATATGAGGAATATCTCGAATATCTTAAAAGCGACCACTGGAAAAGTTTTAGGAAGGAGACTTTAAGAAAAAGGATTCAATGTCAGTGGTGTGGTACAAAGAAAAATTTAAACATTCATCATAAACATTATAGGACGATTGGAAGAGAACAAAACGGAGATGTGATTGTTTTATGCCAGAATTGTCATATCAATGCCTCCTATGGATGGTATCCTTTCAAGTTCATAAAAAGCTATTGCTTAGAAAGAAGATTCTATAATTATTGGAAACACGATAAAGAAAGAATCTTAACGTTTGAATGGATGTCTGTTACCAAGGAAGGGGGAGGAAAATACTACAGTATGATTCTATCCCAATG